TATAGATACCTCCCATCAAATTATTTAAATGTAAAAACTGTTTTTCCGAAAATCTTATAATAAGGTTTTTCAGATTGTTTATGATCAAAGATTGCCCATTCTACCCAGTCTAAAAATGGAATAAAAATCGCAGACAAAAACATCCATATAAAACAAAACGGCAGACATACTTGTCCACCAATGTTAAATGGCATGTTTCTGTAATCCCATATAGTATAATTCTGATTAAGAGTAATCCCGACTGCATATTCACCTGCCGTGATAGCAATAGTACAGATTAAAATTTGCAGCAAGTAATCCATTTCGAATGAAAATAAGTCATTTAATCCATCAATAAAAAATAAACCCGCAAAACCTGCGAGTAAGAACATAGACCAATGTGATGTATGAGATTTTTTAAATAAGATTTCCATTCCATAATAGACTGTTCCAGAAAGGAGAAAAATAAAGATATGACATAGAATTTTAGAAAATATACGATTTAATTTCCTCATCATGCAACGTCCGTTTTAGTGAGAGACTCAAGTTTCTTTTCAACTGCTGCAAGCAGAGCGTCTTTTGAATCAGTCACCGTCTTGATAATATCTGTATATTTCTCATCCGTAATTTCCATACCATATGTAATCTTTTTAATAGACTCAATATCTTTCGCATCTTTAATCATTGCGTTTAACACATTGCAATATGTTGTATGATATGTTTTATTAGCACTTAAAGACATATAAATTTTTAAAATGTCTGTAGGTTGATATAAAGCACAAAGTTCGCCATTTGCATGATAAGGAAGTGGAAGAGTAAAATCCGTCAATTCAGCCGTCATAACAAGATCTTTCATATTACTCTGATCTTCAATAGTATACGAAAAGTGTTGCTTTCCTAGACTCGTTTCGATAGCTAATCCACTCTCAATAGCAGCAGTACATTGTTTGCCGATTTGTTCCTTATAATAATCACGAAACTCTTCAAGGCTCATGCTATTGGTATTTACGATACCAACAACAGATTTGATGTTTTCAACTTCTTCACGAATAGACGGTTTTGCTAATTTTACAATAATCACATCTGTAGTTCTGTATTTTGCTACATCCTGATATATCGCATCATGATGAATAACTGTTTCTGTAATTGTATCCGTTTCTTCATTTTTGTCTGTTACTGTTTCATCATATGCTTCTTGTACCAAACGTGGCTCATATTCTGTAACTACATCCGTAGTACATATGATAGAAGATACTTTTTGATAAATGTTAAAAGAATCAAGAAGTTTATTGTCTTCGTCAACAATATCTATATAATCAATAATTTCTGTTCCAAAAAATTGTTTTATGTCGGCATAGTCTTGGTCAATAAATTGAATTGTACTTTCGTCTTCACCAATAAGATATACATACATATTTTTTGTTGTGCCATTCGGCAATCTTAAAATTTGCGTATTCATATGTTCTCCTTTTATTAAGTTATGCAATAACTGAAGTTATCATAATAGAGACATTAACATTCTTTTCTGTTATAATGGTAGTAAAATATTTTCAAATATCTGATTTTACATATAAACAAAGGAGTTATAATATGATTTCTATACCAGTTATTGCATCGTTTGATACCAACGGGAAGATTATCCCATTATATTTTCGTTACAAAGATTATGGAGCAATTCCAGTGAATTTGATTTCACAAAATAAATATATTTCTCATATTTGCTTTGTATGTAAATGTGAAATCGAAGATCAATCATATCAAATCCAATTAATGTATTATTGGAACGAAATGAAATGGTATCTAAATAAACCACAATAACTATGCAGTCCTTTTCCACATGTAACATGTTACGTATGGCTGCAAGTTATTTAATGTCGTACTTCCAGCTGTATTAGTATTATTTAAACGCACAGCACTAGTATTGACAGTTCCTTTCCAGCTCATGTTCCCAACATTGGATCTTACTCCTGATCCAAACAAACCACCGTTCGCTCCAGCAGACAAATACATATAACCAGAATCTGCTCCGATTGATTCAGTATGATAGTGTGATACATTAACAGTTTTTGCACCACCTGTTTTCTCTACTGTGCTAAAATCAGTGTCAGAAGAATTGACACCGACAGGTACTCGTCCAGATCCCCATGCAACCCAAGTTCCAAAACCTAAATAAGTAGATGGATTGGCAGAATTGGTAGACATTAAAATATGCCCTACAGGATATAATTTCTGTACGGCATTATTAATTAACACATTAATATCGGTTCCACTGACTGTTAATCCTTTATTCGCTTTGATTTTCCAATCAAATTCGGCAATAGCCTCAGCTTCAGCAACTTTTCCAAAAGCTATACCTAATCCGTTTTTAAAGAAAGAGAATACCTTTGAAACGGAATTACCAGTTGTTTGAGAAATTACTGTTTTGAATTTATCTGTAACAACTAATTGAATATCATAACCAGAAGATGTTTCTGCTCGGAAAATATATGAACCACCAGAAACTGAATATTTATTTTGATAAGAAGATAGGGTGGCGGAAGTGTAAGAAGAAACGCTTTTCTTTTTATATTTTATCTGAAACGTTGTTGTGTTTTTACTATTCAGACTTGTTGCAGTGGCTGAGAATATAACTTGTAAATATGAGCCGTTTGATGTTGCATTTCCAGAAGAATCCGTTCGTCTTGCCGATAAAGCTGTAATTGTTGGATTGCTATATGCGAGAACTGTAATTGATTGAGAAGCCGCTGTTGTTGATTTTCCTCTGCTATCCGTAGCAGAAACGGATATTGTCCAAGTACCGGATGTTGGAAGAGATATATTAACACTACTTCCATAATATGTATACGTAGTTCCACTAATGGTGGCTTTAACTGTGATTGTTTTGATAGTCGCAGAATTATTTGCTGTGGCTGTAGTGGCTATATGTAATTCAGAGTTGTTTTGTACATATCCACCATATGTACCAGAATATCCTTTATTATCGCTTAATGCAAATGATACTGTTGGTGCAGCAGATAATGGAACATAAGCAGTAATAGAGGAGTAGGAGTTTCCTATCTCCGTACTTCCGTTAAATGTCTGAATACATAAGCCGATATACACACTATTATCATTTGGTATACTCGAACAAATAGACATTGGAAGAGTAAAGGAACCAGAAGTTGCTACATTCTTAACCGCTTCAACCCAACTTCCATTTTCTTTAACTTTATACCAAAGAGAATGTGTAAATGAAGAATTGTTTCTATTAATATTAATCGTTACTGTACCGCCAATTGTATTTCCACTTACGGTTCCAAAAGTTGATTTCCTTTTAATCTGTGGAAAAGTAATAGTGGAACTACCAGAACATGTGATACTTGAAGTCTCAACAGCTGCTTGAATTTTTACCGAAATAGATTTATTTCCATTTGCATCGTGTGTAAATGTTTTAGAACCTGACGCGATATTTCCTGCATAACGAGCTACACGATCTGTTTTGCTTACGACATTACTTCCATCAATTGTTAGAATTAAAGTTCTTTCAGCATACCAAGATACACCACCTGCACACGATAACGTCCAGTTTAAAGTTGTTGTGTTTTTGACTTGATCCTGGCTTGTAGAATATGTAAAGGTATAATAACGACCTTCACCATAAGCGTTTGTAGAAAATGATCCCATTTATCAACCTCCCGTTCCGACAAACTGACAATTCATATTTCCAGCTGAATCAAGAGTAAAAGAATATCCTAACATTCTAAGCTGATGGGTAATAATAACATCAGGAATGTTAAGCTCACCATATTGAATGTACATAAGTGGCTGTCCATTTCCTAACATCTGATATTTTTCATTATCTATAACAACCTGGTATGGATTGTTTTTCTTTCCTATTTTTAAACCATTTGCATCAAATTGAAAATAATTTTCCTGATTCGATTTCAAATTATTGACTGTACTGTTCAGCCCGTCATATGTATCTTTTTGTACATAAAATCCGAACTGGTTATCCGTTTGTTCAAATCTTGTTTTTGTTTCTGTTTTATAGTCTCCAAAATCATCACTTGTAACATAAGATTTTAAAGCTTCTGAAATCATTCCATCTGCTTCGACCCTCATTTCAGCCTTTGCTTCGTTTACATCATTTTTTTGTGCAAACAAACTTATTTTTTGCGTAGTCTGTTCGATCCATGTAGATTGCGCTCCAATTGCATCATTTAAATCGTCTAAGCATAAAGACCAAGCAGTTGGGAGGTTTCCCATTTCAAGTTGCATATTGTAGAACCAATAATCACCTGAAGGAAATGTGATTTCGATATATTTATGTGTAGCAGTATTGATATTTTTGCATACTCTATTAAATTGTTGAAAAGAAGTAGTGACTGAAAAGTTTTCTGTTAATGTCCCAATACTTAGTTGAACAGTAGATGCAACTTTCGCCTTGATTTTCATCTGGAATGTATAATCTCCTGAATTCCGAAGAACATCATTTAAACGTAGTGTGCTTTTTTCATTACAGCTGAGATGTCCACAAGTTACTTTTTCGCCATTTAGACCAGTAACAGATTCTTGAATTAAAGTATAAATAGTAATCACCTCCTTAGTGATTGAAAATGGTCAATATTATCTTTCACGGGTTTCAAAAAAACCAGTGTTTTCAAGGAAAATTGAGGAACAAAAATAGGATGAAAGCAGAGTTTCATCTGGTGGATTAAATAGTAAGACAATAACATATAAGGACATTGACATTGACATATCCACATTAACCATGCAGCAAAATTTTGGTGGTTATTATACCAATATTCCTGTAATAGATTATCTGAAAGCAGATAAATTGATTTATTCTATTTTTATTATAAAATGGTCATTCATATCAACGCATACTGCTGTATGTTTAGATACATCTGCGACAAAAATTACTATATATCAAGCAACAAATAGCAAACAAGGTATATTAAAAATTCGTATCGTATATAAGAAATGACTGCGGATTTAATATAAATACAAGAATAAAAACATGCAACCTACAAAATTGCAAAATATCAATATATACATACACGATAAATAGACCGTCCAATGGGCGATCAAAAAATAAGGGTATTTTTATTAGACTATTTATAAAAATTATGCAATATTTTTCATGAAATTGGCTCTAACACGCTCTTGTTGAACCATTACATATTGCATCGTTGTATCTGGTTTTGCGTGTCCTGCATAGACCTGAATCTCTTGTAATGGCATACCACGTTTTCCTGCATCCGTAAGTAACGTCCTTCGAAATTTATGAGCATGTACGTGAATATTTGTCTTTTTACCTAACGCTGCCAACATAGACTGAATTGCCTGAACTCCAAGTCGCTTATGTGGAGATTTTGAAGACACAAATAAAGCTTCATTTGTATCTTTTCTTTCATCAAGATATTTTCTAAGATGATAAATGCAGCGATCTGTCAAATAAACAGTACGTTCTTTCTTGCCTTTTTCTCCATAAACAATTAATTCTTTTCTTTGCCAATCAATATCCGAGCGATTAACGCTAACTGCCTCTCCAATACGAGTAGCAGTACAATATAAAAATTCCATAATTGCAATATCTCTCTGAGAGTTTGCATTGCAACGAAGTTCTTCCATCTCTGCTGCAGAAAATGTTTTCTTAAGTTTAGTAGGTACTCTCATTTTCTTGAGTTTTCGCATAGGATTTGATTGTATATATCCTTCATCCGCAACCCATGTAAAAAATGAATTAAGATACCTACGTATGTTATCAAGATATACAATAGAAGTATGATGCGTTTCTTGAAAAAATGCCAAATAATATCTAATATCATTCGTAGTTATGTTATTTATTTTCTTGTTGATCTGTGTGAAAAACTGAATAATGCATCGACTGTAACCTTTAATAGTTCTTTCGGAGCAATTTTCAACACGCTTTGCGGCACAATACATCCGAAGAATCTTCTCCCATGTACGCTCTGATGTTACTAACTGAGTGTGTTCTTCTTGTACCTCGATTCCGTGGAATGCAATAACCATAGTGCTTTCTAATTCCGAAAGCTGTTCATGCGTTAAGCTATCCTGTAATTTTTCAAGTATTTGCTCGAGAATATTTTCTAATTTTGTCAATATTGACCTACCTCCTTGGGAAATTTTGGCAATTTCTATTACCACATTCCCATATTCTCTCATCAAATACTTGAAAAAATACAAACCAATTAAATCCGCAGTCTATAGAATTATTTTAACCAAATAATAATCCATTCACTTTGTAAAAGGACTCCAATTTGGAGTTTCCGTTAAAAGTAATTTTACCCAAATCTGTATTAATAGCAATACTTGACGTATCGGTATTTGACGCAGTGAAAGAAAGTAGTTTCATAGACCATTTTGTTCCATAATTGATAACAATCGAAAAATACACACCACTTCCAATATTACCGGAAATCAATAATAAACCGATAGCGGTGTCCGATATATTATATTTGATCGTTGCTGTTTTGTCATTTATTGTCATATTGACGTCTATTAGTTTGATTCTTGTCTTACTATTTTATCTATACGTATATACATAACAACAGAATGCAAAGTTAGTTTTAGTATTTATAATGAGTTTATTGCCATTCAACGTTACAGAATTTATATCTGGATTTTCTTTTATTGGAGAAATATTTCCGCCCGATGCATCATATGTTGAAAATAAATATAAAGCACATCCCTGATATGGATGAGAAAAAGATAGTAATCCACATGAACTATAAACTAATTCTATTTCTTTCACTCCGTTTATGTTAGTCGTTCCGATCACAGTTTTACTATTTAATGCCAATTGCTCCACGTACCATCATTAAAATCATATATTCTTATTCTAACATTCCATACAAGAGCATATCTCATGGCATATTGTATTTTAATTTTGTCTTGCATAGATCCAATGCAAAATATAAAATACATATTAGCGTCTGGTTTGTTTAAAGCAGAAGAAAATGCAATAGCAGATTCTCCGATAGGTAAATCATTACAATCTTTATATTTTCCTTCGCCATAAATTTGTTGTAAACACAATCTCTTACTATTTTATTCTTCTTTCACGATTGCATTTTTTATGTTTTCATAATAGATAATGATAACAGCATTTGCATACTGTGGAAAATTTGAAAACTTTACATTTTGTATAGAATCATTATCGTTACACTTTATTGTGACATCACCTGTTTTTAATGTATTATTTATTTTCCCAATAGTACCTGTTAAAAATGTTGAACCTCCGAATAACGCGAATGGAGCATATGATATGTCGTTACTTCCTTCTTTATTTATAGAAATAGTTACCGACTTTATATTGGCTCCAGAAGTTCTATATATCAATAAATTATTAAAGACTTGATTACTATTTAACATCATATATGCCAATTTTTTGCGTTTCTTTATTAAATATAACCTGTATATTTCCTGCCTTTTCGGTATAAAAAACAAAACCAAATTGATTATCATTCCAAGACTGTATAATGATTTTTTTATATTAAAGAATGCCGTCTTACTATTTAACTTATAGTCACAAGATCAAGGCAGATTAAAAATGCTGCGCTCCATGGACCAAGTGTCACTTTTAATGTTGCCAAAGAAGCATCAAGTACGGGTGGTGCTGCAGATCCAGTTCCTTTTGATATTTCTGCCACTCCCGATATCTTTCCTGTTATGTATGCAGAGGTATTGCGGTTGTTATCAATTAGTAAAAACGAAGTCATATGACTGTTTACACCACCCCACTTTACGCTTACTGTTTTGGCAGAGTCATCACTATATATAATATAACTATTGGCATTGAACCGCTTACTATTTTATAGAAAAGATATTTTATCCGCATTTTATGCTTTTCTCCATCCAATCCATGCTGTTCCAGAATCCATTCTTGTGTTAACATACACATTATTTGTTGTTTTATCATATACAATAATTTTTCTGTCTCTATTTACAATATAAATAATACAAAATCCATAATCGCAAGGAGAATTTTTAGTTTTGTTTGTTATGTTGAAAAAGTACCTGCCCGTGTACAAAGATTCAGCATAAATAAGCAAATCAGTTTTACAATATACAGACATTTGTGTCTTACTATTTAATTAACACTGCAGCAGAAAATCTATATAAAGTATTTTGTGTCGAACTTCCAATTGTTATTTGACCATCCAGCTCAATTGAACCAAACATACAATACGGATCAGTTGGCATACTTCCTACTTGAAATATGATCTGTGTTACATTGATGGCATTAATATCATTTATCTTAGCTAAAACATACTGGATGCCTGTATTTTGTGCAGTCACATAACCTTCTACTATTAATACTTTTCCGTATGAAACAGCAGATATATGCCCTTGGTTTGATCCATACAAAATGTCATAACTTTTAATTTTCGTTTTACTATTTTATTGGAATAATCACGTACCCATATAAATACTGATATGGACAGTACAGAGTGATTTTTCCATCCGCATCGATTTGAAGGGTGCCTGTGTTATGGTCTCGAACTAAAACATTCATATATGTTCCAATAGAGGAATTCAATGTGTACTCGCTGGGCAATTGAGCAATGTCTCGCTGTTTAACTTCAGATGCTTTATCGTTTCCGTTGAATTTGCAGTATAATAGTTTGCCAATAGAAAAGGCAGCCAGAGTACCATATCCTCCGCAGTTAATGTATTTGATATTGTCAATTTTTACATTACTATTTAAGATAGGATACCAAGCTTGATAGAATGCCATTCCTTTGTCCATGTATTTCTTGAACTTCCTGTTATAAAAATACTCTGTTCATTAAAAGCAATAATTAACTCATGTCCTTTTATTATTGTTACATAGGCATCTGTAGGAGAATGATAAAATGGAATATCTTTAATATTATAATAACTATAAATACCATTTGGAGAAGTTGGCGAAAATATTTCAAAAATAGATTTTGCATTACCGTTTTCCCAACCAGTGGTGCAAATCGCTTTCTTACTATTTTATTGAGCTGTAAAATATTTCCATTCAGTCCAACTGTCAGTATTGCTTTTTCTTCTGATGGCAATCTTATCATGTCTAAAAGAAAATGCTAATTGAGCGGTGTAATTACCGGTACCTAAATTCTGTTGGATAACAAAACATGCGTTTGACTCAAGTCCACTTGGTAATCCTATTGGATTAATTTTTGTATCTAATATGGGGCATTTCGGCGGATTGTTTAGATCAGTGATATTGTTCACATATATTGCCTTACTATTTTGTCTCCCAATCCGTCCAGCCTGTGCTACCACCATAGCTTCTAGTAATTCTAATATTTTTAGTAGTATATATTATTTGACATCGCACTGCTCCATTTATGGAACTAAAATTTAGGAGTATACCATATCTATCTGTACCTAATATCGTTATACCATTAAAAAAATATATACCTATTTTAAGGTCATCTATGTTATCCCCAGTATTGACCGAGGTTGTATTATTTGAAAACATCTTACTATTTAATTAAAGTGAACGAAAATCTGGAAAATTCATTATATTTTCTTCCAAGTACACCAATTGTTTGTGTCTGTAATCATGGATCGATAGAAAATATTCTCATGGTTTCCAGGTAGGATAATTTGTGTTACTCTACCAATAGATTCTGCAAAAATGAAAACAAAACAATTAGTACAATGTTGTTCTGTTGGCTCGTTCTTTACTTGTAAATTACCTGATAAATAATATACATTCGAAGATGTTAAATTGTTAATCAATATCATGCAACGCAATTGCATTTTTCAAAATCTTTTGAAAACATCTTACTATTTTCATTTATGACATTGCAAAAAAGAATATCTTTGTTATTGTTTCATCATTAGTAATATGAGATGTAAAGTTCCACCCATTTCCATCGAGTGAAAAAATAATACCGGATATCTTAATTGATAATTTATCATAAACAATTTTTTGCACTATAGCAGAATAGCCTCTAGGGTGATTTTTCCAACTTCCGCAGATGTTAAAGATCCCGTTATTTTGCCCTTTTGTATTAGATATAATTAAATTAATAAGTGATTCAATATCATTGCTTTCCGATTGTGAAATATTTTTTGTTTTTGCTTGGAGATTACTATTTAATTCGTTAATAGCCCCCACTACATTCTTACTTGATGTCTGTAACTCATTAATTACGGCGGATGTCAATTTCTTAACTATCCAGTTCCACACACCTCCGAACTTCACATTCTTAACTTTCGATGCAGAAGCATCGTATTCTACCAAAAGATCATTATCTTCTGGTGCAGATTTTTGATCAAAACTACCTAACATTTTATCACTTGCCATAAGTGTATTACCTCCTTATAAAAGTTACTCCTCAAATCAATGAGGAGTAATAAAATCAATAATATGCAACTAAACGGTCGCCTGTTTCTGCCACTATGTGATTACCACTTTCATCTAGTAGACTGGCAACCATAAAATATAGATCATAAATAAGATCATTGGAGTTTCGAATTGTATTCGCTGCTCCAACCTTCATGTTTGAAATAATGTTTTTATTTGAATTCGCGGTACTAAGAGCAAGATTTGCATTGCCCGCAGCATCAGTAATTGTCTTTCGAAAATCTGTTGCTTTTTGAACAACATCAGTTGTACCAGCAGAACTTCCAACCAACGTCTCGACGGCTTTTGCATCAACTTTAAGATTAGCAATGTCATTTCCTTGGTTTGTAATCTTAGTTTCAAGGCTATTAGCCTTTTGAGTGACTGTTGAAATATTTCCTGCATTATCTTTTACACTCTTCTGAATTTCTCCTAAAGCGGCTTTGAGAGTAGATTCCGTCTTTCCATCAGCAAGAGTGACCTTAATCTTATCTGCACTAGCAGCAATTGAGTTGCTGATCTGTGTATTCATACCTGCAGTTGTGGTATAATTATTTTTAAGATTAGCTTCAATTGTTCCGGCCTTGGTTGTTACTTGCGTAACCTTTTCTATAAGACCTGTTTTTGTGCCGTCTGCAGATCCATTGATCGTAGTTTCAATATCAGATACTTTTGTCGAAATACCGTCGATATTGACTTTTTGTTCTGTTTGGCGATTGCGAATGTCCTTAACTGTTGTGTTATCATAATTATTAATAGCATTAGTTATATCTTTTTGCTCTGCTTTTAATGTAATGGCTTTTGCATTGTTATCAACTTTTAATTCAACAGACGCAAAAGTATCTGTAAATGTCTGAATCACAGAATCATAGCCTTCTGCATCCTGAATTACAGGCACAGTTTGAGAATCTAATTGTTCAGTTATGCCGCCAGCACGATACATTACACACTTAATTTGCTGTAATTTAAGGGTACTTGGAGTGTATGACACACTCGTTTCGTCTTTGGAAGACGTGTATTTTGTTGACCAAGATAATCCATTTAAAGACTCTTGGATAATAAACCTACATGCATATGTGGCACGAGTTTTACTTCCGACTTGTTTATAGGCTGTAAATGTGATTTTGTTCGGTGAAAGAGAATCAGTCAAGAAATAACCAGAGAGAAATCTTCCTTGTTCATCAACAATTCGATTTCCAGATTCGTCAGTGATAGAACATACATCAAGAGTGCATTTTTTGATTACTGCAACAGATGGTTCGATTTCATAAAGAACTGCATCTTCACCCTGAATCAACGACCAGATGTAATCAGAAGCATTATTACTTTCTGTTGCGGTAGTTTTGTTATAGGCAAGACCAATATATTTTTTGCCATCTGGATATTCAGACATGCCATTACCTTTGGCATCATCGGCATATTTAACCCAGATATATACCGTATCACCTTTATCGCCCTTAACACTAATTCCATCTGTACCTTTGATCAGCGACCAAGTATAATCAGAATAGTTACTGCTTTCAGTTATAGATGTTTTATTAACAGCAATACCCATGTACGTCTTTCCAGCTGGACTGTCTGACATACCAGAAGTAGGAGAGTCAGCGTATTTTAGCCATGTATATAATGTTTTTCCGTCTGCTCCTTTAATCAAACTCCATTTATATTTTGTCGGATCTGTACTATCGGTTTTTGTATGGTCAGTATATTGTCCCATGTATTTTTTGTTGGTTCCTACTGCAGTGTTAAATCCAGTTTTACCATCTGCAGAATCAGCATAAGCAATGTGAATATAACCATTATTTCCTGGAACACCGTCTTCTCCAACGTATTTAGCCCAGGTGTATGCGCTTGCGGAAGTTGGGGCTTTTGACGTTTGAGTTGTTGCAGTTCCGATATATGTCGTTGAAGTTGATGGAACAGCAGTCATTCCACTACCCTTTGAATCAGTAGCATATCTAATCCAGATATAACATGAAACTCCGTCAAAATAATCTACTCCTTTAACTGGAGTTTTACCGTCTGCGCCTTTAATTAGTGACCAGGAATAATCCGCAGCATTAGTACTCTCTTTTGATGTTGGTTTATTCCATGCCATACCCATATAAGTTTTACCTTCGGGAGCATCTGACATATTTGTACCTTTTGCGTCATCTGCATATTTAATCCATACATATAGCGTTTTTCCGTCATCACCTTTTATACTCGCACCGTCATCTCCGCGAAATTTTGACCATTGATAATCAGAATAGTTTGAACTAGGTGTTTGGGAAGTCTGGTTATACGCAATACCAATATATGTTTTATTGGTTGGATCATCTGACATTCCACTGGTCGGAGTATCTGCATAACGAATCCACGTATAATATGTAGGCGCTGGAATACCTTGAGATCCGTCCTTGCCAGCAAGAGATTTAATCCATGTGAACTTTTTTGAAATTTTCTTTCCTGCAACGGTACATGTAAAAACAATCGTTCCTGTTAGAAGAGATTTGTTACCAAGTGTTTTACCTTTTGCTACATTCAAGGTGATTTTACCTGGTGCAGTAGAAGTAGAGTCAACATTTTCTGCTAACGTAATTCCATCTGGTAATTCACCAACAGTCACGGTACATACTGCCTGTTTAATTCCCTCATAACCATAGAATGGAATTTCGATAAGAAAACTAGCCGCAGTTATTCCGTCAGATGTACATGGAATATTTTGGGTTTCGTTAGATAAAACAACAGTATAACCATTTCCTAATTGATCTACTTTGTCCGATAAATCTCCAAGTTCTTTAGATGTCGCAGATACGGTTGATTTGATCGTGTTATAAGATTTTCCGAAACTATCATCGCCATCCCAAAGATGTGATACATCAAACACTTTAGATCCGTCAGGCATAGTCCAGTCACGCATAGTTGTCTTGTCTATCTTAGATTCTGTAATTTGACCGTCGGCAATCATGTCTGTTTTAATAAAATCATCTGGTACAATACCTTCATGCAGCCCTTGTGAATCTAAGAGTACAGATCCTTTGGAATCTGATATGATTAATCCGTAATTTCCGTTTTTATCTTCTCCAAGCTGAACTACCACATTACCATCTTCATCATAGATTGAGAACGTATTATCTTGAATTCTGAGCGTACCATTTTCAGATAAAATCTTGATTTTATTGGTATAGATGTCGCCAGCTTTAAGTTCATTAACGGTGATATATTTGGCAATCAAATCCTTAATCATTGCTTCACTCATCGTAGCATTTTCAGTTGTAAGATTAATTACAATACCTGTCTCCGTGGATGAAGCGCCAATGATTGCAGATTTGATGGTAGCAGCAAGAGCAGATAATTCTTTAAAATCAGCACTATCGGCAACGACTCTTCCTGCTGTAATAAGTTTAGCTTGTAGATATTCGAAATATCCATTTTCACCGTACAAATCGGTTACTTTAATGATTTTTGCATTAAGTTCTTTTAGCGAAATAGAACCGCCAGCCAGCATACCAGCAAATTCATTATTGATTATTTGAGAAACACCATTCTTGAATGCGCCATTGGAAATGAGTTTTTGGATGAGGCCTGCTGTAAGAGTGATTCCTTCATTGTTTAAGAAATTATTAGATGAACCAGATGCGGAAGATTTACTTGCATTTGATGGTGTGTTTAGGACGTATGATAAGTCATTTCTACTACTACGTCCTTGTATCATATTAGAAAATGTTATTTGAATACTATTATCTGCTATAAGCGGATTATATTGTATTTCAACTACACGAAGTTTTACTACCTTATTATCTACGGTCAACCATAGATAGTCACCCTGATTTATATTTTTTATATAATCTTCGTAATCAGCCAAGGCTAAGAAATTATCAAGAGATGTGGTAAATTGATATTGGGGATGAGATGCTATGTACAAATCGTCAATAGCAGCATCTAGAAGCTTAAGTTGCTCATCAATAGCAGATACTTGGTCGTCTGAATCTGTTAAAAACATATTCTCATTTGAGTAATCTCCGTCATAATACACTTTTGACAACTCGGTAAGATCACGCTCTGTAAATTGTAATTTTTGTGTGTCGCAATATATTCTTCTACCGGCTTCATCCGTTATATAATTCCCAGCCTCATCGAGAATATATCCCGAATTATCAGCAGCAACAACACCACTCCAAGTTTCTTTTGAAACCTGTTTTACTAGATCTGTACGAGTTTTGTTATAACTATTTAATATCTCGTTTGCTGCATCAATTTCAGATTGTCGCTGATCATATGCCTCTTGACATCCTCCAACATAATTTGAATCTAATTGGTTTTGAGCATCAAGATATTTTGCGTACATTGTGTCGTGAACATCTTTAGTATGAGATGAATCCTCTGTATATGGTTGATCATATCCGCCTTTTTTACAAGTTTCGATAGTGTTTTTATATTCTTGCAATTTGACTTTCAATTCATCCAAACCATATAATTTCCAATTTGTTTTGTAAGAATCCACATAATCGGCATTATCGTCATCTGTTGGTAACTGACGATTATCCATTTCAATCTGAATCGATGGGAGAATAACATCTTTAATCTGATAATAATCATTTGCATCAGAAGAATTTTTCAAAGCTGTTTCATCGAAATTTCCATCGTCATCCACATAGAACTGTTCGTAACCTTTTAGTTGTGCCTGATAATTTGCTTGAGCTTCTTTCAGTTCGTCGTCCGTAAATGTACTCCAATCAGTCGAACAATCATCTAGTGGAACGCGATCATATAGCTCTGTTACGACTTTCATTTGTTCATTATATTGACGAGTTGCTTCTATATATAATATACGAGCTTCTTCATAGTCTTCTTTCCATAGTTTATATTTAATAATTAAAAGAGGAGAGAAGTATTTTTCGTTTAAGTAATAATCAATATTTTCAATATAATTTGAACCAAAATTGACATAAGTAATGCCAAGATCATCTGCGCCTTGCACATAATATCTAGTATACATATTGCTATCATCTACAGAAATTTCTTGAGATTGTTGCAGATTGCGAAAATTAATGTTTACGTTTGTACTCTTGCCATAATTCTCTGGGTGGTAAGCGCTTATTTTCATATGCAAAAAGTCGAATACAAATACACACTGAAAATATTTAGCCATATCTTGTGTAAAGAAAGAATAAAGATCCTGACTCTCAATATCAAATGCACCAATTTCGTTAGATAGAAGAGTAGTGGTTTCGACATATTTTCCATCTTTATATGTCCGATACGTTTTTGGGGTTGAATCAATTTCCCCAACAGACCATCCTTTCATGCCAGAGGCTTTTAGGGCTAAATCAATCAAACTAAGTTGCGGATTTTTAGGATTGTGAAATTTAATTTGTTCTTTAGCAAATTCTACATCATCTATTTTCTCCACATTATTATCTGCTAACATCTCGTAGGAATCTGTTGTTCCCTGGTTGATTTTAAAATTCTTGAGATCGTGTTGTTGCATCTCGATTTCTGCGGATTGACATGTGATTGTTTTGGTTTGCTTCATACCATCGTCAGTAATTTTCGGATGTTCCATGATGAACCAACCAACATTTTCGACATAAACACGCATAAGCCATCCAACAAGATCATATACATTGGAATGAACTAATTTAGAAAGACCTTTTCCATCTTGAATAAGAATATTTTCATTCAAGTCAAACGTCAATTCAAATGTATTATTAAATTTTGACGTGAGCTGAAACGTACTTTCTTCGATTCCATTAATAGCACATAGAATTTTACCATTTGGTGTTCCTAAATATACATGCCCCTGAATCGGCTCATTATAACGATTAAAAACTATATTCACGTTTATTCACCAACCTTTCGAGACTCAATATGTTTAACTTTAAAATCACAATTACCATAAAATAGAAGAGAATTGTTCCCGTTCAAGAGCTGCAGCCAATACATATAAGCCACATCAGTAATACCCAATTTATCGTAAGTTACCATTCTTCCTAATTCATCGTTAATAGTAAGTTTCTGACAGTCAAGATATACTTTCAAATCTTTAGACATTGACATCCGCATAAGACCATTTTCAATAATGTAATATACTTTTGAGTCCGTCCTATAAAATATCGTGTGATAAGTTTCGTTCCCATAAGCATCAACTAACTTAAAGTTAGCAAGTGTATTATTGCAATGCCAATCGATGTCTTTTGTAGAATCTGAAATCGTGAATTCTACAGTACAAGCATTTGATCTTGCATATGTATTTACTAATGATACTAGCTGACTTTGATAATTCGTATTAGAAGAAGAAAGCGTACCTGTCTGATTAATTGTCGCATCAGACATATTGCATATATATATTTCTCCATTTGCCTTTGGAATAATGTCAATTGAAGGATACACATAACTATTCAGTTCGTCGCTATTGTTTGCGATTAAAATATTTTTATATGTGGTACATGATACACTTGTTACGAGGTTATCAGTATAACCAAATGGTGTTGTACATTTAAAATATAATTTTAATCCAAATGTTTGAGCATTAACGGAGTAAGATTCGATATTATTAAACCAACCAAAATAACGAATTGTATCATCTGCTGAATCGCCTGTTCCTGAAAATGTTAACCATTCTGGAAAGTGAGAAGAAGTTAGCCATCTAGTAATTTCACGACGTTCTGATTTAGTAATTACTGCTGCATTTTGATTCGTGAATTTACATGGGTCTTTAATAATATCAAGCTCGAATTCTAATGTATCGTTCCACTTATCGTAAAAGTAATTCGGCTCCACTTTATAGCGATTTGCATCTCCAGTCTCCATATCCCTCTCCATCGCCATATTCACATCTGCATCACCATCAAAATCCACAGATACGTATTTCACACTTAAATCACTTAGTTTCTTTCCCATAAACGTAAAATCTTTAAATTCTTTTGCCATATTTTGTTCTCACCTCCAAAATTTTGTTATAGTTATAGAAATAGGAGAGTACCTTTGACAGTACCCTCCCATAAAAGTTTGTTATCTTGATGGTCTAATACCAACTTTTCTTGCATCTTTCACGATCTGTTTACTTGTATACTGATAAGACTTCTCCAGAATTTCCTGTAATCCAGGCAGAGCATCCCTATCAACATTACCTTCCACATTAAGCAACGCATCATAATGATTTGTTACCGTTACATTTCCGGCATTGCTGATATTCTGAGGAATATTCGTCTGCACCAGATTTGGCGTAGTACTCACATTCATACCGAATTCCCGTGGATCAATTGCACTTAATGCAGCTAAATTACTAACGAAATCGGCTGGTAGAATAGAATCTCCATCTTGAACAGGTGTAAGGACAGCACCATCTTTCTTGCGATAGATTAATTCTGAAACGCCATGATGTTTGGTGTCTTTATTTTCGTTTGTCCATACAAGCTGATCACCATGAATACGATCCGTACCCTTTTCATAACCACTAATCTGACTAAGACGTACCCATCCAAGATCGCTATAATTAGGATCATGCGCACTTTTGATATGGATCTTAAAATCACCAGTAGTACGTCCATTTCCGCCATATTCCCTAGCCGTGTAAGAGTCAATGACAACGGCACCAGGCTGACCGGAAAATCTACTACCTTTTGGAGCCATACCCCAAGAGTCATTGTAGTAAGATCCTGTGAACGTTACGACATCGCCAACACGAGGAATTCCATCTCCACCAGTTTTTGCTGGTTGTGGTTTCGGCTGTGGCTTTGGTGGTTTTGGTTTTGCATTGACCTTAATTGATACCTTTGCAGACAGTCCACTTCCATCGGTAGTGGTAGCAGTAATCGTACAAGAGCCAAGTTTCTTTGCTTTTACCGTACCATTGGATACAGTAGCAATTGATTCATTACTTGATTTCCAAGCAAGAGTCTTATTAGCTGCATCATTCGGTCTGATTGTAGCAGTAATACTTGTTGATTTACCCTCTTCCAGTGTAGTAGAAGTAGGAGACACCTTTAGTTCCGCAACCTTACGATTCGTTGTATCTTCCGGCTTAACTAATTGATCTGCAAGATCACTATTCGCTTTATCATTACTTTGAATTGGATCAGTTTTTGTACCAGATGCGGCACTAGATGGATTTTGATTTGCACTGGACTGAGACTGTGATGCATTGGAATTTTGATTCTTAACACCTGTCTCTGTGCTTAGATCAGACTGGGTATTGTTAAAATCCGTACTACCTACCCAGCCAGTATTTTTGATGATAGAATTGATTTTACCGTATGCTTCTTGATAAGAGGACACGGCTTTGTCAAGCATAGAATTGATGATCTCAAGCTGTTTATCAGCATTATGACTAATTTCGTACTCGGTATCATCAAGAGAAGTTTTCAGATCTTCACTGAGCTTATCGTAACCTTGAGACTGCATATCATTTGCATGGTCACGCTTAGTATCGGCTAAATCTTGCTCTGCTTCTGAAAGCTGCTGCTTCAATTTCTTAACTTGAGATTGAGCATCGAGATTATTTCATTTTCTTTTCATCCACTCGCTACGTGGACAAGAGCATATTTTGCTCCCCATACTTTCGTATGGCATGGGACTATATCTTCTATTTGAATTTTATTTGAGGGATTGTAATTAAGATTTGAGGTATAAGAAAAGCATAATCATTTAAGGATGGATAACGTATCCATCTCAAAAAACAACTATGCTTATTACTATTTTATTTACTTTTCTCATTTGAATGCTTTTTTAGTACATTGTTATTATAGGCTTCTTTCAAAATATCATCGTACAACACAATATGAGCATCTGTAATTCCATTGTATTTATCAATGTTTTGATGAGGAAAATGCGCAACCACCACTATTTTTCCGATATTATGTAACGTTTCGACCACCTTAATATAATCAGTATCTCCAGATACCAAAATTGCGATATCATATGCATTCTGAAAACCTTTTGCCAACATATGCGTAGCAAGATTAATGTCTGTTTCTTTCTCTTCAGTGGTATATGTTTGAGGATTATTTATGTCAAGTGTTACATTTTCAATGGTTCGTAATTCTTGCCTTCCCTCGATAATTTCAAAATAAGGAGAGTTTTTTATTCTACACAGCCATTCATAATATTTTGAATATCTTTCTAACTCCATGAGCTTATCACATGGTTTATAGGCAAACAAATATGTTTTCATTACTTGCGCATTAAATGGTAATTTTGCATTGATTGCTTTACCTAATTTTTGATAATTTACTGACTGAACTTTCCCAGTACTATGTTGTTGTAAATTAATGTTAAAATTTTGGTAATCAATAAACACCATTGTTCTCATCTTCGAGATTTCTCCTTAATAAAATTAATGAGGAAGTATATTTCAACTTCCTCCCTGCCATTTGACAGAACATTCATATACGCTCTTTTGAGCCAAATCATTAATTATTACATAATTAGTATACCATATTTTACCAATTATGCAATAGGGAACATTCGTTCCGAATATTCAAATAGTCTATATTTTTCAAACCGCCAATCGCTTGCGGTCTTACATTAAGGCATTACGCCACCCAATATGGGTTAGTCTCTGAACGTCTTCCATATCATTTCTGACTTAGGAAGTTCGCTGCGTCTGAGTGACTTGCACACCCGGTTATCCCTAGTTTAATTATTTTTATGGTTTCTATCCAATAACGGACTGTGAGTTTAAAACTCTACCGCATTCACACCTACCGTTTCCGGTTACGTTGTAGCTAATTAAACCTTATGGGGACTTCCCGCAATTAAATAGATTTTACAGGAGCAAATATTTCACCCCTTCTAAAGCCATAATTTGAGCTTTAAGGCTATTTATGTTATTATTCTGAGAATTAATCTTCTTAGAATAGTCGTACATATCCTTCTGCTGTGTCAGGGCTTCTTTTCTTTTGCTGATTATTTTATCAAGATAATCAACCTCTGTACTCATAGCATTCTTATACAGATCAACCAGACTGTCCTGATATGATTTCACATCTGCAATCGAACCTTGAATACCTTCACGGTAATCTTTTGACTTGTCATTATATTCCGTTAAGGAAATAACCCCATTGTCATAAGACTCTTTTAGTTTTTGCAGACCCGTGGTATAATCTGCAATTTTTTGTTTTGCCGTACCAATACTCTGCTGTAAGAGAGCAACTTGTGCCAATCCATCTTCCGTGATACGTCCTTGCTTATCAAGGAATGCATCATCGTTCAGAAGGTCGCGGAAACTTTTCAGCTCATCTTCAAGGTCACTGTACTTCTGGATAGCATCGTCAAGTGGCTTAAAACGTAGCTCATAGATACTATCTTGAAGAGATTCATTGTCCGTAATCAGTTCCAGAGTATTTTCTTTTAGCGTTTGAATCTTTTCTGCATAATCTTGATACGATTTAGAATTGACATCAAGGACTGCCTGTTTCTTCCGGTATATTTCCATCTGCTTTAGATTCTGCTGTACCTGAGCGTTATTATTATCTATACGGTCAGTGTATAAATTCTCTGGCACATCACGATTCTGAGATTGCAGGTAAGAAATATATTTCTCCGTAATATCCGAATTACGTTTGATTCCGTCAATTACATTCTGGATAGTATCAATTTTAATCTGATCCAATTTATCCCGTAGTTCAAGAAGGCTGGTAGAAGCATCGTAAATCTTAGCTGTGAAATCTTGAATATTTTTCATAGCAGCCTGATAAGCTTCGGAACCTTTCTTAAGATAACCACTGGAAAGCTGGGAATTGATTTCCTTCTGATAATCGGAAAGCTTTTTCGTCAGCTGATTGTAAGTATCTTCCTGTGCTTTGATGGATTTATTTATGCTTGCATAATTGTCTGGATTGTCGATGGCTACGCCTAGAGCATCGTTAAGAGATATTTTGGAATCGGCTACGTTTTTGATTTTATCATTGATATCTACGATAGCATCATATTCTTTTTCAATAATTTCCAGACGTTTCTCAGCGAGTTCGGTAATTTTATCTTCGAGCTTTAATGTATTGTCTCTTGCAGATAAGTAAGATTCATAATAGCTTTGGAAGTCACTAATTTTCTTTTTCAGATCTTCATCTGTGATGGTATCTATATTAATACTACCGTTCATGATCTGGTTCTTATAAGCATCGGACAAACTAATGCTATTAGCTTTTGCCAGATAAGCATCTGCTGCACGTTGGTTATGAACCATTTCATTCGTTGCCTTACCGATTGCATCTGCCGCGGCTGCTTGTTTATTTGCAAGACCTACTGCACGTTCGATTGCATCAGTTGCAAGCTCTGTCATACGAGACAGACGGGTAAGCATAATTTTGATAAAATCAACTACTTCTTCTGTTGTTGACTTTGCATCAGAAGAGGATGAAGAGCCGCCGGAACTTCCTCCGGAAGAACCGCCAGAAGATGATCCACTGTTTCTACGACTACTGCTACCAGAAGATGAGTTAGGGCTGGTATTATTCTGTTTCTTTTTGTCTTCCCATGTGGAAGAATCTGCTTTTGTTCCAGAACTTCCAACATTAAATCTTCCCGATCCGCCAGAGAACGCACTACCTAAAGAATAACCACCACCTGCAAGTTGTGCATGAGAGCCGGTAACATAACCATGTTCAAGCAACTGCTCCGTCTGGTCACCATTGAATACAACATCATCTTTCTTCAGATTTGCAAAAGTAGGATCGCCGCCATTCAAGATAAACGCCTTGCCATCCCGAACGATTGCTTCTGGTTTCAATTCATTTACAAGCGCATGTGGTTCATTGTGAGCAAGCCCCCAATTACGGCTTGCAGTACCTGCCGCATGAGCAGTTCCTATAGCGTGTGCCGTACCATTTACTCTTGGAACAGTACCATTTGTCTTAATATTGTAAGTCAGACTTCTTGTTTTATTGCCTGGTAGATTTTCAAGTCCGGAAACAACCACACTGTAAGTAACCGTAGCATTTTTGTCTTTCGGATCATAACTGTCAATCGCACTATGGTCAACTTTGTATTTGACCGTAGCGTCCTTATCTTTCGGCGTATAATTTACAATCGCTTCTTCGTTTACTCCAGCCTTCACAAGTAATTCTGGCGTAATTCCAGAAATCTTTGCAGAGACGTCGGCAAGAGCATTCGGATCAAGATTTACCCCTATTCCTACATCAATCGGATGAGTAACAATATTAGAAAGTTTCGACTGAAAATCAGTATCGTCAAGACCTAACTTCGCTGTCGTATCAGCATCAAGATTCTGTAGCTGTCCTGCCAACTGTTGTACTTTCTGCTGTGCATCTGTGGTATCAATGTCGATGCCCTGTGTTTTCATCGTGTTCTGTGCGTTCAGAATCTCTACAGCATTCTGATATTCCTGTAATTTTCCGATCGCATTGCCCAGTTCTCCGTCAACCTGTGAAGTATCAACCTGTAGAATGGCAGGAGTATTTTCAAGATTCTGTTTCGTAGCGTACAGGGATTGTAAACTGTTGACAGCATCTTGTGTATCGGCATTAACAGGAATCGTACCGTCTTCGTTTCTAAACTGCTCCAATTGGCTCTTCAGATCAGAAATCTTTTGATCGACAGAACTTGCATCCGCATCAATTACAATGTTATTTTGTCCAGCTTCTTGCTGTTTCTGTACCAGATAGTCAAGAATATTATTGGCTTGCTCCAGTCTCTCTGTCCGAACTTCTGGCTCCAAATCAGCATCATTGATCTGCTGAATATATTCCTTAACCTTGTCAATATCATCTGTGATTTCACTGAATGAATCTGTGTCCAAATTGATGCTATCAAGAGAAGTTTCACCCATTCCATCAAGAGCTTCTTTTGCAGACTGAGCTTCAGTTTTTAGTTGTTCCAGAGATTTAACCGGCTGATCGAGGTCGATGTCAAAGCCAAAATCATGCAGTTTTCTTAGTACTGATTGCACAGCTTCCACATCAATTCCCAGTGCATCCGCAATTTCTTGATCGTTGCCAACACCAAAATTAATATCCCAGGAACCATCTTCATTCATGTGCGCCCATTCAGAATTAAGGTTAGAGATATCTTGTAAGAATGCTTGACATCCTTCCTGGCCTTCTGTAAAGTAACGCTCCATCTTTGGATAGGATTCTTCGTAAGCTGCAACGATTTCATCTACACTGGCATTGGTCAGATCCTTATTGGACATAAGATCAACAAACTCTCGGAATTTGTTTTCTCCTACAAGTCCTTTGTCGTAGAGATCTTTAATGGATTCCATGTTACCCTGGATGGAATCATACATATTACCTTCTTCACCACCGGACATAGCATCCTGCCATTGTTGATAAGCAGAAGTAGCAGTTTGATACTGATATGCTAAATCCTCCAGAGAGGAAATATTATCCAAAATACCTTCGCGCTGTGCCTGTAAGCCGCTGACATCTTGACCTTTTACCATTGCATCGGCGATCTGCTCCTCGATTTGTCTCAGAGCTTCCTGCTGATCTGCCAAACCGGAAAGATAATCAGCTCGGTTCATCTGTGATTGTTGTGCCTGTAATTTTGCAAGTTCTTCACGGTTGATATGATATCCGTCTGCCGTTTTCTCCAGCGCCCGCTCTGCATCATCTCCGAACATCTCTCTAAATGCTTTCACGTTATCCGCAGAAATTCCTGCTCCCGAAACAGATTCGGACATAATCGTCTTGAGTGTTTCCAAATTTGCTTGCGCTTGCTGAATTGTAGTATTGACTTCTGAGAAGGAATCATCCACTTGATCCATGGATACGGTCGCGGTCATTCCCATATCCGTTAAGAGATCAACAACTTTTGCCACACTTTCAGCAGAATCATCGGAAACAATTCCGAGATCCATTGCTTCGTTTACTGCCATGCGTAGAGCATCTTTACCAGCAACAACATCACTTGTATCAAGATTGATACTCTTGAGGTCAATATCAGTGTAGTTCTTCAGCTCTTTGAGTTTAGAAAGTACAGTATTGTTTAATTTATCTGCACCTCTACCGGACAGCCGTTCCTTGAACTCATAAGTTTTTTCGGATGCTGTATCAATACCATCTGCAATTTCATCGAACAACTCCTTGTATTTCTTACCGGAATCCGTACTGACAATATTATCTACGGAATCTTTTACGCCATCTAATGCAGTCTTTGCTTCTTTAACTTTAGAAGTATCTCCACTTTGCAAAGCTTCGTTATATTTGTCCACTGCATCCGCATATTGCTGATATACAGTTGCTGGTTTATTGTTACCGTAACCTTCTGCAAGCATGGAATTTTTCAGATACTCTTGATATATTTCTTGATGCTTATCCAGAATATCTTTATAGGAAGATTCTGCATCTTCCGCGGAACTGATAATGTTGTCAAAGTAATCAGTATTTTTGCCCTCGTCCTCAAACTGCCGTTTCAGCTCTTTAACAGTAGCGAGGAAGGAATTTAATTTTTCATCTGCTCCTGTAACTGTTTCATTTTCAAAACCGAGTTGGAACTGACCTGTGCTTGTACTTGTGTACTGTTTTAGTCCAGCTTTTTTTGCCGCTTTCTGGATTTCTTCGATCTGAGTTTTGCTATTTTGGTAACGCTTCAGCGCATCTTTATATACGTCTGAATTTGTATATTCAGATTTCTGTGGTTCCGAGCCGAGCATAGCTAAAGTAGGTGTATTACCAAAGAATGACTCATAATCATCTTTGGTCATTTTCTTTTTAGCTTTTTCGTAATTCTTCTCATTATCCGAATCATTCAGCCAACTTTTCGCATTTTCAACTTTGAGCTGCTGCATCTTCTCGATCTGCTCATCGAGTTTGCCATTTACAAGATCAATTCCATCCGCCTGTTCTCCATAAGAGTCTGATAATTGACTTTGGATATCTAGCAATTGACTCTTCGTGTTGTATGCTTCTTGCTCCGTAAGAGTACCAGAATCAAGAGAATCCCTTAGTTCCTGTGCTTTACTAATATTGTCATCAATAGACTTATTACGTTCCTCTATCTCTGCTATGGAGTCTTTCGTGTGCTGGATGGATTCCTGGACAGATTGATTGTAGCCTTGCCATGCTGCAACGCCTACGGTAACTGCTGTGGTTAAAAGGAAAATCGGATTTGTAAATGTAGCAAGAAGACCTTTAAAATAGTTTGATAAACCAGAAAATGCGGATTTTGTGGTTTCTACTTTGGGTGCTAATTCAACAATTGAGTCACCTAAATCTTGATTATTATCAATGAGATCTTTAACAAACTCATTATATGCCGCGCTGCCTTTTTCACCTGAATTAGCTATCATATCAGCAATATCGTTATCTTTATATTTTTTTAAGACTTCAGAATTACTACTCATCAAGGCGTCAACTAAATCGCTTGCATTATTTATATTTAATTCTATAGCCTTACTAAATGTAAGATTGCCTGCCGCAGCTTTTTGATATAAACCAGCGTCATTCGCAAGAGATAATGCTTGTTTTGTCAACGCATCGTTTAAGCCCATGACAGATGCTTTAGTTTTAATTTGCTCTGTGGAAAATTCACTAATTCCATTTGTCCCAACTTTAAAAGACTCATTAAAAGACTGTTGTAGTGTACTGCTTAATGTGTCAAATGTTGAGTTTTTTCCATATTTATTTCTCAGTAAGTTTAATTCTCCAAAACTACCAAATAAATCACCTAAATTTTTTAACTGCAAATAAAATTATTGTATAATGTTGGATTTATATAATAATTATGATATAATGTAATCAATTTAATGTGTATTGGAGGATGTAATATGGGATTTCAAAATTTGATATATTGCCCAGATTGTGATAGAGAAGTTAGTATCTATGCTGAAACTTGTCCTCATTGTGGACGACCAATCAAAAAATATCTAGAAGAAAATAATATTAATGATTTTACTAGAGGTTTTATCTGTCCGAGATGTGGGGTTCATGAAATTAATTATGCTGGTCATTGTAGAAGAGTGAACTGTAAATATTGTCGCGTTCCATTTATACAAACTAAATATGAAATGGTAGATTTGTTAAATCATCACGGGTGTGACAAAGAAAGCATTCTTAATGACCTAAAAGATCTTAATGTGGAAGATCAATTTAATGAGAATGCATATAACAAAAGACGTCATGAAGAAGAAGAGCGGTTAAAACAATATAGAGAAAAGAACAACTATCAAAATCCACCATCCACTAATCAACCTCACTGTCCAGTATGCCAATCCACAAATATCGAGAAGATTGGCATGTTTAAGCGTATGCTTTCTACCAGCATGTTTGGAATTGCATCTGATAAGGTAGGGAAGCAGTGGCATTGTAAAAATTGTGGGAATAATTTTTAGGATTACTCCTTGTCTATCTTCAATTGTTCCACAAGACATTTCATTTTCTCCTGCAATATACGCTGCTCTTCAGTAAGAGTAGATGGATCAGTATATATGGAAGGATAATCAGTCTGCGGAAATGGATAATCTATGATTGAATTTGCCATAACATATTTGTGGAATTTTTCAAGCCCATAATCAATTAAAATACTATCGTACATTTTATATTCACCTCTAGAAATGTTGGATTTATATAACAATTGTGGTATAATTTAAAATTATCAAATATATAAATAAGCGGATGGGAAAATACATGAAAAGAAAACACACAATACGGATAACAGGTCTTTTATGCTTTTCTTTTTTTATTACAAGTTGTGGACAATCATCTGCAACATCAGCTTCTAGTGTAATCAAAGAGGCAGTTAATACTGATAGCATCAAACAGATTATTTCAGAAGATAATGAAACGACTGACACAGCTATAGACGTTTCAGATCAATCAAGCAATTTAACAACAGATAAAGTGTCAAATGTAACATGCTCATGGGAAGATAGTGAAGTACCAATAGAAGTTGGAAATGATAATTCAAAAGCACTAATTAAAGATACAAGAATTGTTAATTCTTCATATGGCACATTACTGATTATGGATTTTACATATACCAACAATACTGCGCAAGCATCAGATTTTATTAATGATAGCAATTGTGATGTAAAACCATATCAAAATGGTATAGAATTAGATAGACCAGGGATAACATCCGAAGCGGGTGTTTATGATTATAGTGATGCATTTACAAATGTAAAAGATGGAGGAATAATAAATACGCAACTTGTATGGGTTCTTAAAGATACGATGAACCCAGTTGAAATTGATTTTGGAATAGATTCAAATTACAATCCTGCATATTCAAAGACATTAACTTTAACTGGCGGCAAAGACATTGAAGATAAACAAGATGAATCGCAAGAAACAAAAGAATCCGATTATAATATATCGTGGCTGAATGACAATGTACCAGAAAAAATTGGAAATGATAATTCGTATGCAATATTAAAAAATACATCTGTTTTGAAATCCCCGTCATATGGAATCGTATTAGTAATGGATTTTGAATACACAAATAATCTGGATAAAGCTAGAAATTTTATCAATAACACACCATGCCTTGTAAAGATTTATCAAAATGGTGTTGAATTAGATAGTCCTGGAAATACATCGGAACAAGGAATATTCGATTATTCTAATGCGTTTACTGGTGTAAAAAATGGTGGAACATTAAAAACACAGTTGGTTTGGGTTTTACCAGATGATAAAAGTCCCGTAGAAGTCGAATTTGGTTTGGATAATAATTATAAACCACAATATGATTGTACATTAAACATTTCTGAAAAATAAATTGGTTCACAATATTTAGTATAATGTGGGGAGGGAAAACTACATGGCATTAATCAAATGTCCAAAATGTGGTCGTGAAAATGTTTCTAATTCTGCTGAAAGGTGTCCGTCATGCGGATACAATATTAAGGAATACTATGACAAGTCGCATGAAAAAGACAATGAAAATAAAAGAATTGTATTAGGTATAGGTATAGTAATATTAGTCTTTGCAGTCCTTTTCCTTAAGAAAGAATCGTTCACTACTCATGACGCTGATCCTTTTAAAAAATATTATTCGAACTTTGGAAAGGATATTTCGACTGTTAATAAATCTAAAAAATACATAATAAGTTCAACATCTGACCATAAAGGAATGTTGGTAAACAATTCTGTTAAAATATGGAATATAGATGGAAAGTTATTATTGGTAGCTAACGACCAAGATGATGATGAACTAGGACTTTTAATATGGAGTGCGGAAAATGTTGAATTAGATAATACTCAATTAGATCATATAATTGAAAAAATGGATAAATTATATGGTAAAAACACTTATCATTACGATATTGAAAATGATTTAAAAGTATATGATTGGGATGAACTATCCAATATGAAAATTGAATTGTTTTATCGTCCCTGTATTAAAACGATGATGATAAGTTTTTCAACAAATGAATGATAAGGAGATTTAACGTTATGAAATGTACAGAATGTGGCAAGGAATTAACAGCAGAAGAGCAGAGCCAAGGAACTTGTTCATCTTGCGGGAAAAAGATTGAAACTCCGGCAACATCCAATACATCGGAAGAAATTTATACAACGCTTGTTGGACAATCATTGAAGATTGTGGGAATAATTGTTCTAGTAGGTGGTTTTATTGGATCTTTCTTAATAGGAAAAGATGATTATGGTTATCTTTCTTATTCTAGCTTTTTCTTTTATCTTTTTGTATCTGTTATCGGTGGTTTGCTGATTACAGGTATGGGCGAAATTGTTAATTTTCTATATACCATTTGCAAAAAGCTAAAGTGATGTCGTATAGACTTCAACTCAACTAGGAAATATTTACGGAGGTAATATCTATATGAGTAAAGTTTTTTGCCCTGAATGTGGAAAAATTTTAAGTCAATATGCAGAAACTTGTCCTGATTGTAGTTTCCCAATAGCCAAATACGTAAAAGACGCCAATCTTACAGACTTTTCAAAAACATTTGTATGCCCTAAATGCGGTTATTGGAGCGCCATGAATAGCATTGCTGGCGAAATTATGTGTGAATACTGCCATCTTCCTATGTTTCAAACAGATGAAGATGGCGATGTAACTCTAAAAGCAACGTTAAATATGAAATCAAATGAAGAAAAAGATGCTTATATTTATTCTCTTCTAGAACGTTGCGGTAAAACAGATGAATATAGTGAAGAAGCTCATCAAAATTTCCGCCGCAAATTACACGAATGGGCAGAAGAGGAGCGTAAAAAACCGAGCCAACCAGTTTCGCAGCAGCAATCTACTCCTTCATCTACTAATCAACCTCACTGTCCGACTTGCGGTTCTACCGACATCATCAAAATCTCAGCAGCTAAGAAAGCTGTAGGTGCTGGGCTGTTTGGCTTGTTCAGTAAAACTGCTAAGAGTCAGTTTGAATGTAAAAATTGTGGTTATAAGTGGTAAAATTATTCTACGTATGAAAAAAGCTAAGGAACACTTAGACCTGATGCATTGGGAATTGTTCAAACATTTTGAATATTAATTCGATATTAACTTTGTCTGATCCAGCAAAAAGTGGAGGTAGTGGTTTGCCGTTTTTATCATAAATTGTTTCACATAGAATAATATCATAATCGCCACATGATTCTTTTTTATTTGGATCAATATTTGACACATATAGTTTATTATTCATTTTTTGTTACCTCGGAAAACATAAAAGAAAATTTTATAGTAATAAAAACAAAAACAGCAAACTTGCTATTCCACATTGCCCTGCATGTGGCAGCACAGATATAGAGAATATCAGCACGTTAAATAGAGCTGTATCAACTGTTATGGTAGACATTGCATCGAGCAAAATTGGCAAACAATTTCACTGTAAGAATTGTGGATATGATTTTTAAGATAACCATAAAACATAAGAGAGGAAAATTGATATGATTAGTGTAAATGACTTGAAATATACAACAGTATTTATTGCTGATAATACTGAAGAACCAAGACACTCTTTTACTGGTTTTATCATAAAATTAGCAACATCTCAAGGAGAATCATATTTCCTTTGTTCTTGCGGTCATTGTTTTGACAAAAATATTATGAATATATCTTTTGTTATATCCGCTATAGACGAAAACGAAGAAATGTCAGGTATAACTTTTAATATAACTGTCTCTCCTATAAAACATCCTTCTCTTGATATCGCCTATGTCGATATAACAAATACAATAATCAAGGCCTTGAATAAATACAATATAATTTTTCATTTTATAGAAGAATCAGACATTATTTTAAATGATGACAGATCAAGTTTTAATGATTTGGAAGATGTCTATCTCGTTGGCTATCAAGCAGCATTAGGGTACACAATCTTAGCGTATCCTTTTATTATTAAAGGAAATACTGCATCATCTATTCAGTTCAACTTTCAAAACGGATTCTTCACTTATGCCAATACCAAAGAAGGTTTAAGTGGATGCCCAGTTTATATCAAAGTTAATGAAAAATACAAACTACTTGGCATACATCATTCTGCTAAAATACGTTCTCTTAAAATTACTACAGACGAATTTGAAAAGAAGTATGAAGAAAGTCTTGGTCTTTCTCAGGAAGTATATGCGTTTTATATACTTGATTTTATTAGAGAACAATATCCTCTTGTGACGGAGAAGTAGCTATTTGATAAACAGATTTAACACTTTGATCACCACAAACTAGATGAGTAATAGTATCTGAAGCTTTTGTCATTTTTAAATTAGTAATTGTAATTTTTGGCTTTTTCATAAAATGATTTTTTGCATTGGAGAAAATTTTATATGGGACAATTTCCTTATCAATCAGTCCATAGTTATATAAAGACTCCATATTTTCAAAAAAATATTTGATTGTATTATACTCATTAGTGGTTAATTCTATTGTGTGTATTGTTTGTATAGATTCCTGATGATCTGTTTTGTTTGCTGTTTGATTGATAATAATCACCTACTTTCTAATTAAGGAGAAGTAAACTATGCTTACAAAAGAGAATTTGATTCATACTGTAACAAAAATTACTGTATTAAAAGAAAATGATGAATGTAAAATTGGTACAGGATTTTTCTATAAATACCATGCAAATGATCGAGAAAATTATGCATTAGTCTCGAATAGACATATATTTGAGAATATGAAAAACGCTTTGTTTTCTGTCCCTATTGAGCAAAACGGTCAAGTGAATCTTCTAAACAATGAAATACGTATCCAACCATATTTACATCCACAATATGACGTTGCAGTAATTGGAATAAATGATCTAACCGATTCACCAGAATATGTAGGAAAGCTAAAAATATCTTGGATTACAAAAGAAGATATTATAACGGAAGATTTTCCAATATCTTCAATTGAATATGCGTTAATGATTGGATATCCGTTATCATTTCAGTCTGATAATTTTGTCACTCCACTTATTCGAAGTGGTGTTATTGCGACACCTCTAAAATCAAAATTTAATGGATTGGAACGTTTCCTTGTGGATATGGAATGCTTTAGTGGATCAAGCGGATCACCGATATTTATTAATCGTGATAGTCAATATTATTTAGTAGGGATTGAACAATCAAGCTATTCATATAAAGAAAAAGAAGTTGGTCTTGGAGAATGCGAAAACTACAATGTACTTTCTTCATTCTTACCATAATATTTTACAAGAACCATCTTATATAGAGACTCAAATTGATTTTTAGATACTTGATTCGTTTTCAATGAGTCTACAATATCAAAATATGTCTTTTTAATACGACTATTGACTTTTCTTTGCATTAATACAGCAGATAATATATCAATATCATTCTGCAGTATTCCTTCTCGTACATATATTTGATTATCTGAATCAATATATACATATGACATATTTTGTGAATTTAATTTATCTGAAGACACAATTCTTGTTTCTATCTTGTTTGCTGTTTGCTGAATATTGATAATAATCACCTGCTTTCATTAAAACTTATTTTTAGACAAAGGAAGAAATAAAAGATATGTCATGGAAAGGTAGAGTCAGAAGAAGTATGCAGCCATGGCCCTGGTGGGCTATAGCGTTGTTATTCTTTGTTGTATTTTTGTTGAAAATGTTATAGAAGTGGAAGAGGATAGTACTGGGAAGTTGTATTTCCATACTCTCCTCAATGCAATATTTACTGGCACATTTCAGGTAAACGGTAAAAACTGAGTACCTTGAACATTTAATATTTGCTCGCTTGCATCAATAATACCATCTGGATCAGATTCTCATATTTTAAATACTAATTTAGATTCCATGCTTTCACATCCTTCATTGTTATTCTGTAATTTGACGATAAATATCTATATAATTTTCCTATTATTTTCCAACAACGCCAGAAATAGGATAGAAGCTGGCGTATGATGAGAAAGCATCACAACTTTCGCGTACCGTGGAACATGCATTCAACGCATATAAACTATGGCATTATATACGCTGGAGGAAGGGTGTTCTCTCTACTCCTCCTAACTTTCATATGCTTCGCTCGTCATTATAATTTTATCTTTAATTTCATAATTGTTGCTAACGTTTCACATATTACTATACGTAGTCAGGTTGGCTCGTGCGTTCTCGCGGAATTTTCATCCATTTCACTGCATTATTGCAGAATAGCGAATTCGACGAATTGATCCTCTATTTATTTTTTACAAGCACTAATCTCCCTACGTTGAAGTATCATTCCATTACTATGATATTCTCCGCATTGATAAGCCAGTTTACGATAAACTATAGCCAGGATTTTGGCTAACCTATGCTTGATATAAATTTGAAACCACCAAATGCTGTTAAAGCTGTGCCAAGTGGCCCAAGTGTTTCAGTAATTTTAGTAAGAATTTCTAAGAATTGTGTTCCGCTATCTATGACAGCCTTGAAAGTGTCTGATGATAGAACAGAAGTTGAAAATTCTTGGAATGTAGCCTTGAATTTTTCAAGACTGTAATCGATCGTTATATTAACAATAGTCGCTAATTATTGTTTTGTTGTATATTATATATAGAAATAACATACAACAAACTCATACCTTCGCATGAGAGTAGACTATTTCTTAACCACACTCTAAATAGAAGAGCAGCAGTCACACCTTTTCGATTTAAAGGGATCTCACCTACGTTTATAGCGATTACGCCCTACGAGTATTGAATTAGATATTCGAGATTTCCACTCTTATTTTTAATATTCTCTACATAAATAAGAATATTTTCTAATTCCCGATATGGCTCTAGTCGTTGAAGATTTTCCCTCGACTTAACTAACATTTGATCAATGTATAACGTTAGGGAACTTTCCTGCATGAACAGCAATTCCTGATTTATATAAAATCAGTAAACTCGATACTTAGGCTTTTGACCATATATCATCCTTACGTTGTTTCTACTTTCGTCCCATCATAATATGATTTCTCCATTATTGTGGTGTAAGGCTTTACGCGTTACCTGCAATTAAATGTGTTCTTTATGCACATTTCTGTACATACGGGTATACGAATTTACCCTTTTGGTAATTAGTTAATTCCTTTTCGGCGGAATCTTCGGAATCGTTCATCGCAGTATTAAGCGCTTGACGAGCAATGTCAAACTGGGACATAAGTGCGCTCATTACCGCTCCTTGATTTTTTCCTGCGATCAACTCAGTTACACTTCATATTTTTTTGTTAATATAGCCCTCGCTTGAGACTATACCAATTATTATTGAGTCAGATAATAATTCTTATACTCGCATATAAGATCAGAGTACTTTTTAACCACATTATTCATCTTAAGAATAATAGCAGTCACACCATTTCAGACTTCATTTAGCGATTAAGCCCTACATTAAGGATTTCTCCCCCCTGACGTTGGGGTACTCGTTTGACACATCCCTATTCGGGACTTTGCGACCAAGCTACCATTTCTAATTTAAAATAATTAGCAAAATTTCTACTTAGGCTTTTGACCATATAGAATCTCTATCGTTGTTTTACTTTCGTTACATTCATATCAGCATGTTTCATCCATATTGTAGTGATAGAGCATTAGGTTTTACTGGTTTTAGATGTGTTCTCTTATGCACATTTCTGTACATACAGGCAAGTGTAATCTGCCTGCTGGATGTCTGTTAAATCAGACCATTTATTTGCTAACTCATCAAGAATTTGATAAGTAGACTTAAAAGTATCTTTGTCTTTCAGAATATCTACGCCACTAAGTGCAAGCATTTCTTTTCGAAGCTTGGCAGTAGAAGTTACCATTCCTTCAGTGTCAAGACCGGCTTCTTCAAGATCTGTTTCGGCGCTTCTTATGCGCATTGAGATCGTTTTTAGTGCTGTTCCGATTTTTTCCGGATTTTGAATTACACTATTCGCTGCACTGGCAAGCGCAACACCCTGTTCATACGTATTGCCAGCGGCTTTTAGAGATGATGCAGATCTTTCAATTGCTTCAAAAATACCTGCTGTATCAATAGGCTGCGTATTGGCTACCTCATTTGCCACATCTACGATATGTTGTGCTTGATCTGCTTTTAGTTGAAAACCTTTCAATGCACTAATTAGACCAGAAGAGGATGTTTCCTGGGTCATGTTATCTCCGACACGTTGCAGAAGAGTAGTCATGTCAGACAATTCTTTTGCGTCATCAAGAGAAGCTCCGAGACGTTTCCAATCCGCAGTACTACTAATTACATCACTAACTGTAGCACCATATTTCTTGGCACTTTCAGCAGCCTGATTCCAGTACTGACTTAATTGGCTCTCCGATGCATCACTTGCAACTTTTGCTAATTCAATTTGAGCATCATTGATTTCCTTTACATTAGAAACAACCTTTGATGGAATTTCCATAACGACATTCTGCAACATGCCGTAAATTCCCGTAAATTGAGCAATTTGATTAATAGCACGTTTTGTATCTTGCCAAATGTTTGCTCCTGTTAATCCTTCAGCAGAAATTTTTGCTTTCAAATCTCTTGCTTTAGCATCAATCTCTAGCTTTTGTCCTTCCGTTGTTACATTTTTATAGGCATCACGGACTTCTTCAAGCTGCGTCCTATATTTCTTCCATGCCTTGCTATTGTTATTGATATAAGATTGCATCTCGTTTGATGCACGTAAAGCGACCTCAGGTGCTAGTGTTGCAGTTTCTTCAACTTTTACCTGTTTCATCGCAGTCTTATATTTTTCTTCTTCCTCAGTCATCTTTTGAAGATTTTTACTAAGACGCTCAACCTCTTCATCACTAAGATCAGAAACATTCGTATCTTTTAATGATTTTTGAAAATCTTCACGAATCTCTTTAAACTGCTTAAGACTTTCTCTTGCACGAGTCAGTGACTCAGAAGTTTGCCCCTCATACTTAGAAAGAGTATTTTTATATCCAGCTTCCGTTGCAGAATATGTTCCAGTTTGTAATTCTTTCTGAACTTCTGCTAATTTTTTACGAGCATTAATTTCCTGCTCGATGCCAGAAATAATTTTAGAATTATCATAGTTGACAGCTTTTGTAATTCCAGAATCACTATTAGTATAAGAATCTCGTAGAGTTTTTAATTTTTCCAATTGCGATTTGCTTGCAAAACCGTCGGAATTTTTTACAAGATTATCAATTTTATCAATAGTTCTCTGCAGTGTGGTACCATCTAGATTTTTTGAAAGAGAAGTTCCAAGTGTTTTCGCGGTAGCTTCAACTTCACTAAGCTTTGCATTCAAAATATCAGTATCCGAAGCAATTTGTGTTAAATTGCCAGAAGATCCCTTTGCTAATTCTGTTTTTATGCTCGCCTGTTTTTCGTGTATTGTTTTTACTGTCTCATCAAAAGATGATAAAATATTTACTGAACCATCTTGCCCAGCATACTGGGATCTAAGCTTTTCAACTCTTGCGTCAAATTGTTTCATTGAACTATCTGAGACAAGGTTTTTTGCTTGAGCTACTTTTTTATCAATGGCATTTTGAAGCTTTGCTGTATTTGAATCTCCAATGACGGTATCTTTTTTAGATGTTTTCTCCATAGTGCTATTGACTAGAGTCATAACATTTTTAAATTCTTTACCAGCAGAAGTACATTCATCAAATTTTGACTTAATTTGATCCATTGATGCGCCAGAAGAAACAAGGTTTGATAATTCTTTTTCCAAACCTGTTATAGTTGTATCAAGTGTTCTTGCTCTTTCAATTGCATCTGTGGATTGTCCAGCATAATTACTTAGTTGTTTCGAACGCTGTCCCTGACGAATAGCAGTATTGTCATCATTTCCATAAGCTTTGATTGTAGCATTTTTCTCATCGACATACGTGTTGTAACCATTAGCTTTTCTACGAAAATGATTAAGAGCTTTTTGCTCCAATTCATCATTATAAAAACCTTGCTTTTTTGCATCTGCAATATATTTTCGATTTGCAGACATTTCATCAACTAAATCAGAAATCCGACCTTTGACATACTGTTTATCCTCTGTGGCTACTTTGCCTTTTGCTTCTTTTGTCTTTAATGAATAATATTCTGTTACGTCTTTATTTAACTGAGAATATGCTTTTTGAAGATCAACGACGGTCTGCTTCTCAGATGTTAACTTACCATTCTTGTTATAAGATTGTTGTTTTCCATCAGCATACGTATACGAATGAGAAGTAGATGGACGTCCTTTTTTATCATATATTGTTGATTGTACATACTTATCTGCGTTTTTTGGAGTACTTTGTTCAGTAGCTGTTTTAGTTTTATTTCTTTTTCTAGACGTTTGAGTATGTTTCTTTTGTTCTTTTTCAATCTCATCAGACAGCTTCTTAACCTGTTTAGATGCTTTATCTGTTTTGATATTAATCTCTTTTGGTTCAGTAATTTTCTTCTCAAAATCATCGATTATTTTTTCGCTATTTTTATCCAGTGCAGCTTTTATAACAGCTTCGAGGTTAATTGTATGTTGTTTTGGCATTTTTTCACCACCTTTATAATTCTATATTATCAAGCACTTTATGTACTGAATTATCAATGATTTTATCTAATCTACCATTGACCAGTTCTTGCTCAACATAATCAAATGGTGGAGGAGTAGTATCTACAAGATGCCACTTACCATTACCATGTTCACCCTTTAAATACATCAAATCAAACACACCTTCGTTTGTTAGTTCTTGTCCCCAGAATCCGTGATAATTTGGAACGTTTTCTTCTGTATCTTCAAAAATTATAGATGAACCTTCAGCACTTATATTGCCAGTCATGTTTTCTAATCTACCCTCGCTAAAGTCTCCTTTGTGTGTTGCATAATATTGATTAATTGATTCATTAATAATTTTTCTATATTCTGGTTCTGCATCAGTTGCAATTTGACGTGCCATTGTAGGAACAGATTGTAATACTTTTTTGTTGTAATCTTTCAGTAGCTTTTGTAGTTCCTTTGTTATATTACCCATTTTTACCACCACCTCCATATTGATAAATTAAAAAATCTCCTGGCATTTGACTGCCAGAAGATTTAATGTATTCTTGCTTTATTTATTATTTTCCTGTCATTCTTTTCTGTACATCCATTACGGTATCAACCATCACATCTCGAATTGCTTTTGCGTTAAGCATTTTACTTTCATTCATTTTTTTAAGAATATTCATAATCATTCCAATGCTTTCTGGATTTTCAAGAACAGGTTTTGCAGCAATCTGAACATTTCGTCCAATATTTGCTACAGCATTTGCCATTTCTGCAATTTCCGTATACATTTCATGTTTTTCATCCGTACAATGAATCATTTTTTGTAGTTTAAAATCTACAATCTTTTGTACACTTTCCATCACATGGTTTTTGGTATTGATATACGTAAAATTAATATCATTTTTCTTATCTGATTTATCTACATTATAGAAAAATTTATTTACATGCGCATGAAGATTTTGGTCTTGCATAACACAATCATAGATTACATCGTCTTTTTCAAATTCAACACCGTCAATAAAATAAACAGCAATAGCAGTAATAAGTGCAGCTTCCTTATTCCACGGTGTATACTCACCGCCTTCAAACATATAATCTACAATGAAATTAATTGCTTTTTTCTCATCTGCAAGTGTAATAACCGGTTTAATTTTTACATATTTTGTAATCATTTATTTTCTCCTTTTTATTCCTGATAAACTTTAATTTCCCAATAATATCCATCCGTCGTATGAATGCTATATTTATCAGAATAAGCATCATATTTAACCTGACAAATTTGAGAAGAGTTTTCTACTATTTTGAAATACAAGTGTGACGGCAAACAATAATTTCTCTTTTTTAAAATATCATCTATTTCACTGGAGTACATTGTTTACCTCTTGAGTTTCTTTTTTCTTACGTTTTCTTTCTGCCCGATTCTTTTTCACGATCTCGTATTCCTGCCATCCTCCGTCGATCTTGGAATAACAAATCCATTTATAGTTAACATCTGGATAGCAGTACCAGAATAGTTTTCTTTTAATCAGTGCAACACTGTCAGGGCATCCCTTAGTGTCAATAACTTCTTCATGTCCATCCTTATAGACAATAAAAAAATCAGCCACATATTTTATTGGCTGAACAGTTTTTCCGTCGTGTTTGAACTTTGGTTGTAGCTCATATGGCTTCTGTAATTCATAATCCACCACATCGCCACTCTCCACTAATGGGCAAAGCACATCACGATAATATTTCATTTCTAAAATTGAATCAAAAGTTATGTTATTATAAGTACGTTTGCTTGTGTCCTTATCTACGTTAAATTTAGATCTAGCGATTGTAATCACTTCCTTTTAAATATTATAATTATTCTTTTATTTTAAGATTTACTTCATTGATACTATCTGTTATAAAATTTACAGCTTTTTCATATGACATATTCTTTTTTTATAGAAATCTTCTCCGCTGTTAATTTACATATTACGGATGCAAGCGTTAGTATATCTAAGGATTTTTCCAAATCCTAATGTTTTTGCTTTTTCTCCAAATTTTAAGCATATTATAAATCCAAATATATTGTTTCACCTCTCAAACAAACGGTGATTAATCTTTGATTAACAACTTATCATAATCACTTTTCATGTCTTTATATATTGATTGTTTTATTTTTTCAACAATCATGTTTATAAATTTGTTGTATAATTTTCGAAACATATAAGACCTTCTTTCTTTTAATGACCGTGAGCATTTTAATAGTTCACGGTCACTTTTTACTTTCGATGAAATTCATCTTTCAAATTATTTCTTTTCGTTAAATCTTAATTTTACCTCAACTGGTACAACAGGAAGATGTTCCATACAATAATTAAACTTTGCATCTCCCGTATGGTTTCCGCCTATGGCGTTATATGTCGCATGAAGGCTAATAAATTCTTCAACCTCATCTTCTGGTATTCCATTATTAGAAAGATAGGATTTATATTTTTGATTAATGTGATTCGCTAAAGATTCTTTTTGGGCCTGAATTAAATTTTTTATTTGCTCTTGTTCTTCTTCGTCTGACTTAACAATTTGAGATATGTTATCTTTTAATTCCTGCTGGATTTGCATACTTTGCTTTCTATCATGGATTCTATTCTCAGAATATGTATTCACAATATTTTGTGTATCCGTGATAGCTTTACGGATCTCTTCCATATATTGATCTAAATTTTCTTGTATTTTTTTATCATGTTTTATTGACTGTCCAACATCTTCTTCACGTTGTTTTGAAAGTTCTTTTACCTCTTTTGCTGTATTTATAAGCAATTCATGTTCTTCTTTTTTCTCGCGCATTGCTTTTGTTTCAATGCCCAAGAATTCAAATAAAAACCAATGTAATACTTGAATAATTGCCTGGAATCCTAGCAACGCTACAAAGATTGTTATTCCGAACGCCTTCCAGTCTATGCCAAAAAAATCACGTATAGGTTCCACGTTACACCTACACTTTCTAAGCCTTTGGCTCTGTATAAGTCATAGCATTCTCTGAATCACCAGCACCTGCTGTCGTAGGATCAATTACAATACCTAAAATTGCCAATACTACGAACACTGCTTTAACAACGTTAACCAATTTGTCTCCAAGTTCGCTCAAGTCAATTGCGAAACCAAATACTGCAGCAATAGTTTGAATAAGTACGATTACCGCTGGGATTAATGAAATCCAGAACATTTTATTTTTTACTCTAACGAGCCAATTAATATTTCTCATAGTTTTGCCCTCCATAATTTTGATATGATAGGAGAGTGATAATACACTTTTACGCCCATAACCATGAGCAACCTATGTTAAGTTCCTCAATGTCATGACACAATTTTTTATTTGGTTACATATGTAATCTAATTCTTCTTTTGTTTCTGATCCGCACAAAGTTAAACGGATACCATTATGAATATATTTTTCTTTCATTCCGATGGCAAGTAAGGTATCAGATGATTTCAAACTTCCGGAATTACAAGCAGATCCAGTAGATACAATTACACCATACTCATGAAGCAAGGTCATTAATGCTTCGCCAGATACTCCTTCAAAACACAAGAATAAATTATATGGCAATCTATTATTATAAGAGCCAACAACAAAAAAATTTGGAACTAATCCTGATAATGTTTGCACGAGATAATTTCGTTTTTCCGATGTACATTGATCATAATTATAATGCTTTACAACGTATCCTAGAGTTAAGATTCCAAGTGTGTTCTCTGTCCCACCAAAAAGCCCATATTCTTGTGAACCATATATAATAGGAGACAATTGAATATTATCCTTTTTATATAAAACCCCACACCCTTTTAAAGATCCTAATTTGTGCGCAGAAAACCCTGCAATATCAATATCCAATTTCTTGACATCCAGTGGAATTTGACTGATCGATCCAGTACAATCGACATAAATTTTACCGTTATAAAAATGGATCAAATCAGTAAGCTTTTTTACATATTGTATTGTACCGATTTCACTATTAGCATAATCCATAACCACAAAACTTCTTTTATGATATATAGAAAGAAGAGATTTCAAATCATCAAAATTAATTTCGCCCTGTCCATTGACTTTTAATGGAATAGCACTTCTAACTGTTTTTACATAATTTAAAATTGATTTATGCGCAATAGGAGAGTACAGAATAACACAGTCATTTTGGTCTTTATATCCTTTGACTGCTAACGTATTAGAAGCCGATCCTCCAGAAGTAAATAAAATATTACTTTCATCTGCATGAATAAAATCAGCAATATTTTTTCTTGCTTCGTTAATCTTGTTTCGAATATTTCTTCCTTCCTGATAAGCACTGGATGGATTATAATAATCGTCTAAAATAGATATAATATAATCTTTTGTCTCTTGATTTAATGGAGTAGTGGCAGCATTATCTAAATAAATTTTCATAGTCACACCTGCTAATCATAATATTCATTGTTGATGTAAAAATTTTTCAATGCTTCAAATAATTCCGGTGTCTTTTTATATTTCCAAACAGTTTTTCCGGTATCATCGACCTTTACGAATTCATAACGAATACCGTATTCTTTTAGATATTTATACTCGTCAACAAAAGAAGTCGCGTATTCTTTGTCAAACTTCATTTTTTCCTTTTATTCCTTCCTGATATATAAGCGTAAAAAATAGGGGTGCGTATAATTGATATATACGTGACAAACTATAAACAGTCAAGAGAATTTTGAAATTTTTTTGAATTGTAAAAATGGGTAACTTTAATAAGCCATC